GTTGAGGCGGTCATCGAGCGGTCATATCCCCTGGCTGACGGAAGTGGACGACACATGGCAATCAAGGTCGTCGGTTGTGACGCCTATGGCCGGGAGGGCGTCACTACAAATGCCTATAACTTCTGGCGCTGGCTGCGCGACGAGCACCACGGCGGGCATCACCGTCGGTTTCAGCTCATCAAGGGTGCGGGCCAACATGCCCCTCGTGTCAAGATTGCCTATCCAGACTCCGAGCGACGGGATCGACANGCGGGAGCGAGAGGTGAGATCCCAGTCCTCGAGATCAACACCAACCAGATCAAGGATCGAGTACACGGCATGCTCGGGAGAACCATTCCACACGGGGGTATGGTGACGTTTCCCGATTGGCTGCCCCGCTCGTGGTATGCCGAGCTGACGGCCGAGGTTAAGGGACCGAAGGGTTGGGAGAACAAGCGCAGGGTCAGAAACGAGGCATGGGACCTGTTGTGCTATTGCGTGGCCCTCTGCCTGTCCCGACATGTGAACATCGAAGACATTGACTGGTCTAACCCGCCCTCGTGGGCGCGAGAGTGGGACGATAACGATCTCGTGTTTTACCCAGAGACAGACGGGCGNCCGTTTGAGCAGAAGAGGGAGGTGGACATCGACCTGTCTTCCCTCGGTGAAGCTTTGTGTTAATGTCACCTTTAAATTGTCAGTCCGCTTGTAACGTGTTAATGCTACATGTCGGAGAGGGTTGCCTGCCATGATTCCTATCGCATGCCATCCTATCAAACAGAGATTGGATGAAGCAAAGGACGCCTACCATGATCTTATGACAGGGCGGGCGGTGCGCGTCTTGGTCGATCAGAACGGAGAGCGCGTCGAGTATCAGGCGAGCAATCGAAATCAGTTAGCCCTCTATATTCAGCAGCTCGAGGATGAGCTTGCGAAGTGCGTCGGGGGCGACGTTTCTACAAGCGGTCCTCTGAGGTTCTTCTTCTGATGAGCCGCCTTGCGAACGATCCAGAGATGCTTGACTTCCTTGGTCTGAACGACCAAGGATGGCCCGCGACGGTCGATACCAAGGCTGTTCTCCCGACCGTCGCGGGCAACCCAGTTGCGATGACTGGTGGTGCCTACGAGAGCGCGAGCCAGATCGACAGAGAGCTTGCGCTGTGGTCGCCGTCAATGGGCTCGGCCGACTCCGACATCCTGCCCGAGAAGGAGATCCTCGACGCTCGCAGCCGAGACCTGGTCCGAAACGATGCGTATGTTCGCTCGGGCTCTGAGATCCGAAAGGACAACATCGTCGGCTCTATGTACATGCTAAACTCGAAGCCTAATCACAAGGCTCTCGGTTTAGATGAGGTTTGGGCTGAGGAGTTCCAGCAGGAGGTTGAGGCGAAATTCACGCTCTGGGCCGAGAGCGTGTCGAACTGGCCTGATGCCTCCGGGCAGACCAATTTCACTGGGCTTATCCGCCTCGCTGTCGGCCTCGAGATGATTGCGGGCGAGGTTTTGGCTGTCTCGGAATGGATTAACGATCCGCGTCGCCCCTACAAGACGGCGATCCAGCTTATCGATACGGATCGACTCTCCAACCCTCCGTCGGTCATGGAAAGTGATCGGGTTAGAGGGGGCATCCACCGTGACCTTCACGGTGCCCCGCTCGGTTACTACATCCGCCGCTCGCACCCATCGGACATGTACGTCAATATGAAGGCGTACCAGTGGAAGTATGTGCCTGTGCGGAAGCCGTGGGGTCGGCAGCAGGTCATCCACATTTTCGAGCGCTTCCGTCCCGACCAGACGCGCGGTGTTGCTGCTATGGTCTCCGCGCTGAAAGAGACGCGAATTGCGAAGAAATTCCGGGATGTCATGCTGCAGAACGCGGTCGTCAATGCGACGTATGCAGCAACAATTGAGTCCGATCTCGCGACTGAAAAGGTCTTCGAGATGCTCGGTGCCGGAAGGGGCGAGGACGATTGGGAGAAGATTTTTGCTAAGTACGCGGGTGGGTTCCTAGGAGCCCTCGGGGCCTATATGAAGAATGCCAAGAATGCGACACTTAACGGTGTCCGCATTCCCCACCTCTTCCCAGGTACACGTTTGCAGTTGCGCCCTGCGGGGCAGGGGGGACCGCTCGGCACGGACTTTGAGGCGTCACTTCTGCGCTACCTGGCCGCCAATCTCGGTGTGTCCTACGAGCAGTTGTCTCGCGATTATAGCAAGACCAACTACTCGTCGATGAAGGGTGCCCTCAACGAGACTTACAAGGGGATGATGGCGCGCAAGCGTCAGACGGCCGATACCCTTGCCACCCACATCTACTGGTTGTGGCTCGAGGAAGCTTTTGCCAAAGGCACAATCGAGAGCCTGCCTCGGAACGCTCCTGACTATTGGGAGGGTCTTAACCGCGAAGCCTACGGTCAATGTGAGTGGATCGGAGCCTCGCGCGGCCAGATCGACGAACTTAAGGAGACGCAGGCAGCAGTGCTGCGGATCAAGTACGGCCTCAGCACCCGTGAGGAGGAGCTTGCCCGCCTCGGTAAGGATTGGCGTCAGGTGTTTGCACAGGTGGCGCGAGAGCGCGCCGAGGCGGAGCGCCTCGGGATCGTGTTTACTGAGGCTGACAACATGATGAATGCCGCATCAGGCGCTCCCCGCGAGACAGAGGCGAGGGATGAGAAGGCCGACGGCTCGGAGGAACAGACGGATGCTTAAGACTCTGCTTTCGCGATTTGCCAGCTCGTCGGTACTCATCTCTGAGCCCCACGCGGCGCTGTTCGAGGGGCACCTGAGTGCCCTCGCCAAGAGTCCTGATCTCCCGCATCTTTTGGCCGAGAAAATGGTTGCCGATGACGAGGAGGGGTTCTGGATCGATGGGGACTCCAGGTATGCGGCGTACCGTCCATACGTTGTCCGCAATGGCATCCTGCGGATTCCGGTACAAGGCATCCTTCTCTCGGATTTCCCGTGGCAGGTTGCAGGGTGGGCGACCGGATACCAGTATATCTCCCGTGCGTTTCGCCGAGGACTTGCTGACCCTGATGTACGGGGCATCGCGTTCATGGTGAACTCACCTGGCGGGGAAGTGGCGGAGAACTTCGACCTCGTCGAGATGATCCTCGCCAATCGCGGTAAGAAACCGACTCGAGCCTTCGTGTACGAGTATGGTTACTCGGGGGCTTACTCGATCTCGTCTGCAGCGGATCGAATCGACATGTCTCGCACTGGCGGAGTCGGTTCCATTGGCGTGCTGTTGACNCATATCGATGTGAGCAAGGCACTNGATCAGGCGGGGTGGAAAATCACTTTCGTTTCCGCTCCGAAGGGTGGTCACAAAACAGACGGCAACTCTTACGAGCCCCTGTCTGACCAGGTTCGGGCGCGGTGGCAGGAGCGCGCCGATGCCCTCTACGACATGTTCGTGCGTATTGTGGCGCGAGGTAGAGGGATCAGTGAGGAGGCCATCCGGGAGACGAAGGCCCTCACATTCTCTGCCGATGAGGCAATCGAACGCGGACTCGCCGACCAGGTCTCTCCGCTCGATGACGCCGTTGCCGCATTTGCAGCCGATCTTTTCAGAAAGGAAGGAACTGAAACCATGCCGCAGAACAAGGAAAACGCGGCGGCAGCGGATGCCGCCATCGACGCCGCTCGCGCGGAAGGTCATGCTGCCGGTCGTGCCGAGGGGCACGCCGAAGGCTTCAAGGAGGGCGCTGCTGCCGAGCGCAGCCGCATCAATGCGATCCTTTCTTCGGATGCGGGGAAGGCCCGGCCCAAGGCAGCCCTTTCTGCCGCACTCAAGACGGACATGAGCGTCGAGCAGGCCGTGGCCTTCCTCGAGGATCTTCCCGCAGANGGGGCGGCGTCTGACAAGCCCGAGGGCTCCTCGATGACCTATCGGAAGTTTGATGCCGCAATGCAGGTGGACCGTCCCGATGTTGGGGCTTTCTCTGACATCAAGGATGAGGATGACAGCATGATGCTGGCGGAAAGCTTCGGTCTGCCGGGAATTCGTCGGCAGAATCACTCTTAACTTGGCGATAGTGTCACGCTATACGTGACACTATCCATTGCAGTTGTCATTTCTGCATCCGAGGAGGCAGCTATGCCGAATGTTAATGTTCCCTACCCCGAGGCCGGCCTTGCCGCCTTCGAGGAGCTTAGCACCTACCANGCCGGTCTCCTGCTCTCTGGTAATTGGCCGGCACTCTCCCCAGGCTATCCGCTTCGGGTGCGGCCCGGTCAGACTATCGAGCAGTTCCAGGTCTGTGGTGTAGATGAGGAAGGCTATGTGGTCCCTGCGGTGAANGGGACGGTGCAGGCAAGCCTTGTCTCGACCCAGAAGGTCGTCGCGGACGCTGACCCTGGCAAGATCACCACGGCGCCTTTCTTCTACTCGGGCTGCTTCAATCCNGAGATGCTGGTGTGGGATGCCTCCTACGCCACAGACGAAGACAAGCGCTCGGCGTTTGAGGGAGCCCCCACTCCCACGCAGATCCTCATCCGCGCTCGCGGCTGATCGTCAGTAACCCCAGGAATAGGGAAAGAAGGAACTCGACCATGAGCGCCCCCTACAAAGTGTGGGAAACCCGGAAGTCCCTCGGNATTTTCCGCGATATCGAGCCTGCCTATCAATATTGGCTGCGGCTGTTCTTTCCGAACGAGATCACCTCAACCGACGAGTGGATTGACTTCGAGAAGCTGCCCAGGGTAGGTCGAAAGCTCGCCCCCTTCGTTCGCCCGCTTGGTAGCGGCAAGCCGATCTATGAGGATTCGTCTGGCGCTTTCCGCTTCAAGCCGGCCTACATCAAGCTCAAGGACACGGTTGATCCGCTGGCTCCTCTCGTCAAGCGGCCTGGTATTGATCGATCCATGCTGGCGGAGTCCGAGCTGACGCCGATGCAGCGTCGCGAGCTGCTCAAGGTTGCGATTACCGTACAGCACGTGCAGGCGATTCAGCGTCGGTGGGAGTGGATGGCCGCTCGCGCAATCATCGATGCCAAGGTGATCGTGGAAGGTGAGGAGTATCCGCGCACGGAGCTGGATTTCAGGCGCGACCCCTCGCATACGATTGTCAAGACGNCCGGCACCTATTGGGGGGACACGGGTGTCTCGATCTTCGATGACATCCAGCGTTTCGCCGACCGGATGTTTGAGGCTCCGTTCGGCGGGTTCCCGACAAGAATCACCATCGGCTCGAAGGTTTGGGGCGTCCTCCGCAAGGACCCCGAGATCATGAAGCACATGGACACGCAGATCCGCGATCCTCGAGCCACCGTCGAGCGCGGTCTGATCGCGGCCGACAAGGTGATTAAGGTTGGTGAGCTGAACGTTGGCGGTGGGTCTGGTGCAGCCATCGAGATCTGGCTGTATCGCGATACCTTCGAGGAAGGTGGCGTGGAAGTTCCTTTCATGCAGCCGACCGATATCGTCATGACGGCAAGTGCTGAGCGCATCCAGGGTTATCGTTGCTTTGGGGCGATCATCGATCCCCACTCCAACTACCANGCGCTTCCGATTTTCCCGCGCAATTGGATGAGCGATGGTGACCCGGCCGTCGAGTACATTCTCCATCAGTCGGCACCGCTGATGGTCCCGGTCAACCCCAACGCAACCCTCCGGGCGACCGTCGTTCCTGCCTAACCTCCTCGAAATTGTGCTGGCGGTGTCCGCCGCCAGCATCTTTCCATAGCGGAGCATTCGTCATGAAGCAGCTTGCCATTCACAGCGTCGAATATCTAAAGNACGGAAAGCCGACAATCGCCAAGCCGGGTGAGATTTTCGATGTGCCCGAGGAGTCTGCTGCGGCCCTCAAGAAGCTCGGCGCGTCGCGCGATCTCACCCAGGACGAACTGATCCTTGAGAAGTATCGCACCCGCAGCTTTGGCGAGATGTCGACCGAGGAGAAGTCCGAGGAGCCCGGAGACGCCGATAAGGGTGAGGCTCATGGAGTCGCCAAGGCCGCGCGTCGCGTCGGGAAGGCGAGCAAGGGTGGCGACGAGGACATCTGATGGGGCGCTTTCGCGCACATATCAGGAGAGCGCGTCGGACGCTGCATGAGCATCTGAGCGTCCCCGCGCTCTATTTCGCTTGGCCCCTGCGAGATGGTGTCAAGCCGATCCACGTGCGCGTGCATGATAAGTTCGGCTCGGTGGGCGACCTCAAAGGCACGAATTTTCATTACGCCGAGATCGAGGAAAACTCCCCGCGCATCATCATGATGCGCTCAGAGGTCGANAACCCCTCGCGAGGCATGNTCATTTCCATCGGAGNAACCGAAGCATACCGCATCGATCATGTCCTCCCGCCTGACGACATCACTGTNACGGTGAAGGTCTCTCGGCTCCATAGCTCGGAGATGGNTGGCATGCCGACTCCCTACGAGGACGGATCTTTGCCNCTATTCCTCACGATTACAGCGTNTCTACCTGCCATCGGAGCCTGACATGTACGTCATCGCTATAGAGGGGGTGCGTGAAGGCGATTTCACTGAGGAGCAGCTCGTTAACGCAGCCCGTATGGCGATCAACAAGGCTGCTGAGAAGGGGCGGAGCTGGTTCGCTAAGGACATGCGCCGTCAGGTTGCCCTTCCTGCGAGCTACCTCGGTGCGAATGCGGGGCGCTTCTACATCGAGCGTAAAGCCTCGAACCACGACCTGCAGGCGGTCATCACCGCTCGTAAGCGTCCGATTTCACTCGCCAGGTTTGCAACGGGGGCGAAGGGAAGGCAATCACGCGGCGTCCACGTGCAGGTTAAGCCTGGGCGGACGAGGTTGATGAAAAACGCNTTCCTCATGCCCCTGCGTTCTGGGAACGTTGGNCTTGCTGTTCGCACGAAGGANGGTCTCCCACCGCCAAAGGCGTATCAGCCGAAGATGGTCAAGCCGGGACTCTGGCTTCTTTATGGTCCCTCCGTCGACCAAATTTTCCGGGGTATGATCGAGAAGGAGGATCGACCCTTTGGGCAGGTCGAGGACTTCCTTGCCGCCGAGTTCGAGCGACTCCTCAACCTTCGTCTCTAGGTGCAGGTATGGCAAAAGACCCGTTCCGTCTGCNCGTCCTCNAGGGGCTCACCAAGACCATCGAAGGGGTGAACCCCGACAACGGCTATGAATTTGACCTGCGAGATAGGGTTTTTCGTGGGCGGATGTTCTACGGGGAAAATGACCCCTTGCCGATGGTGTCGATCCTCGAGCCACCCATCCCTCTTGAGGCGCTCTCTACGCAGCCAGGCAATCCGCACGCATCGAGTCAATGGGAGTTGTTGGTCCAGGGTTTTGTGCCAGATGATCATCAAAACCCGAGTGACCCAGCCTATCGGATGATGGCCGAGGTCAAGAGCGCGATTGTGAAGGAGCGGATCAACCACTCTTTCTTCGGCTTCGGGTTCCGTGGGCCAGGGAGTACCAGTAGGAACTCGGTCAATAACATCCAAATCGGTCAGGGTGCCGTTCGACCTGCTGATGAGGTCTCTGGCAGAAGCTTCTTCTGGCTTAGCTTGCTCCTCCAACTGACGGAGGACCTGTCCAACCCGTACTCTTAACTCTGTTCAAGGTGGCACGTTTACCGTATAACGGCACCTGAAACGTGCCTCGGTAAGAAGGAGACATGTCATGTCGATGGCGGACTATCGTAACAACTACACCCTCGGGCGCGGCGAGCTTTATTTCGCCCCGTACAAGCCGGGCACGCGGGAGCCGATGGGTGAGCTTTATTTCGGCAACACCCCGGAGTTCAGCGCTACCATCGAGACCGAAACACTGGACCACTACAACTCTGACCGAGGTATCAACGAGAAGGACGCGAGTGTTCCGTTGCAGACCAATCGTACTGCGACGTTTGTGACGGATAACATCTCCCCAGAGAACATCGCTTTCTTCTTCTTTGGAAAAGTGGAAAACTTTGCCGACGCGGGGCAGACGGTGAGCGATGAGCTTATCCGGGATGTGCAGCTCGGCCGCTCGTACCAGCTCGGTATCAGCCCGTCCAATCCAGTTGGGGTTCGTGCCCTCGACATGAACGGAGCAAACGCCCCTGTCGTTACTGATGAGTCCGGCACCACGACTTACGCGGCGGGGACGGACTACCGGATCGACGGCGATCACGGACGAGTCTACATCCTGCCGTCGTCCTCGATTACCGAGGGCTCTACTCTGAAAGTTTCGTATACCACGCTGCCGAGCACCCGGAAGCGCATCATCTCTGGCTCCACGCCGATTGAGGGCGCTCTTCGTTACATCACAGCTAACCCGGCTGGTGACCAGTACGATTGGTACATGCCATACGTTCGCATTTCTCCGAACGGTGACTATGCCCTCAAGGGTGACGAGTGGCAGCAAATCCCCTTCCAGGTTGAGATCCTCAAGAAGGAGGGACTGGAAGCTATCTATATCGACGGTCAGCCGCTCGTTGCGTGATCTGACTCACTTGGAGAACCCAAGGTTAAGGAGAACGACTGATGGGTTTGAAGGACCTCAAACTGGCAAGGGAAGAGGTCAAGATGGCGGGCGGCAGTTTTGCCGTCCGTGGTCTTTCCTTTGTCGACATCACGGCCCTCGTGCGCAGNTACGGGGCCGAAATCCGAGCCTTCTACGATCATTACGCGGCNCAGGCCGTTTCCGGCGAACTCGACGACTCCACGCTTGCGAGTGCGGGCGTCACCCTCCTCGAGATGGCTCCGAACATTGCTGCCGCGATCATTGCCCATGCTGCCGACGAGCCTGACGATGAGGGCATCCAGACGGCTCGACAGCTACCTCTTTCCGCTCAGATTGACGCCCTCGAGAAGATTGCAAGGCTGACGTTCGAGGCGGAGGGCGGCCCAAAAAAAGTGTTGGAGGCCGTCATCAGCGCGTTCCGGGGGACGACAGAGGTCGTCGGCAGCCTCCGAGTCTCGAAAGCTGGCTCNATGGCATCCGTCAGCAAGTAAGCCAACTCCTCGACCACGGTCACGTCTATGCGCAACATTACCCGATCTGGATGGTCGTGGTCGAAAGCGAGCTGGTCACGAAGCGCGTGACCCGTGAAGCAGCNAGCCAGGCTGCTTTCATCCAGATGGCGGTCTCCTCCCTATTCTCGAAGAAGGCCCACAACCAGTTCAGCAAGATGCTGAAAGAGGTCTTCGCAGACGACTAGCTCATATGTCACGTCTATGGTACTACGGCACTATAGACGTGACACACGGAGATTGGCACCGATGGCCGAGAAGGACATTCGCCTCGTCATCAAAGCCAAGAATGAGGCCACCAAGGCGATTGAGTCGGTCTCCGACGCCCTCAAAGANCTTGTCTCTCANAATTCAAAGACCACGAAATCGGCCAAGGAGGCGGACAGCGTCCTTGGTAAGCTGGGGGATGAGTTCAAGCGCCTATCCGCTGAAATCTCGGGCCTGTCAGCCCTCAACAAAGTTGCAGCCGAGCTTGACAGGGCCGCCGCTGCCCTCGGCAAGCTCGAGCAGGAGGCCAAGAGCGCAAGCGACGACCTCGAGCGGGTGACGCAGGAGTCGAAGCAAGCCGCTGAGGAAAGCTCTCGTCTGCGCGCGCAATCNGAAGAGCTTGCAAAGAGCCAGGAGGCCCAGGCCGAGGCCGTGAAGAAGGCTCGCAAGGAGATGCGAGCGGCGAACAAAGAGCTTGCATCGGTCCAGCGTGCCCTTGATCGCGTCAATGAGCGCGCCGCCAGACATGCGTCCAAATCGGCATGGTCAAATGCTGCTGCATCGGCACAGGCTATCCTCGAAGGTGAGTTGGCGACGGCCCGTGCGGCGGCTGATGCAGCGCAGGCCACCTATGAGAAGCTCAATGCCGAGTATCTGAAGACGAAGAGTACTCTCGCCTCGGTCAATACGGAGCTGCAGAACGCCACGAAACATGAGGCGGCACTCCGCACTGAGACCGAGCGTCTCGCCCGCGCTGCCCAGAAGACGGCAGACGCGCTGCAAAAGGGGCGAACCGAGCTTGCGGAGATCCAGCGTATCGCGAGCGACACGGCCGCGAAGCTCGGAAACGTATCCATCAACCAAGAGAAGATTGCCGAGGCGACTCAGAAGGCCAATGAGGCGCTGCAGCGGGCCGCCACCCTGCAAGCGGCAATGGCGCGCTTCTCGACAGGCGGAGGAGGGTTTGCNGATCCGCGCACGGCCGAGGCCATTCGTAAGCAGAGGGCGGAGGTCGAGAAGGCTCGGGAGGCGTATGAGGTCCTGAATGCCGAGGTCCGTCGACTGACGGCCGAAATCAAGGCGAACGGCGGTCCGACCGTGCAGCAGGCGCAGGCTCTCCGTGAGGTGAGCGCGGCTGCGCGAGAGGCGCGATTTGAACTTCAGCGGCAATTGGATACCCTCCGCCGCATGCCAGGGAGCCTCCACAGCCTCGGCGGCATCCGTGGTATCTTCCAGGCGATTTATGGCGAGTCCCGTAAGGCAATGTCACTGACGCAGCGCCTCCGTGGCGAGGTGCTGTCTCTGTCAACGGCCTACTTCGGTCTCTANGGCGCCATTAATCANATCAGCGGTGTGATCGGCGCCTACCAGAAGCTCGAGGCTGCGCAGAACCGCATTGGCGTCGTCCTCGGTCAGAACCAGTCGGCTGTCAACACGGAGCTGCAATGGCTCGAGCGCCAAGCGAGCCGACTTGGCATCGAGTTCGGTATCCTGGCGGACGAATACTCGAAGTTCGCGGTCGCGGCGCAAGCAGCGAATTGGGCCAGTGAGAGTACGCGCAAGGTCTTTCTCGCTGTGGCGGAGGCCGCTCGGGTCAACAAGGCGTCGACCGAGCAGATGAGCGGCATTTTCCTTGCCCTGCAGCAGATGATCAGCAAGGGTAAGGTCTCATCGGAAGAGCTGCGTAGGCAACTTGGTGATCGTCTTGCCGGTGCCTTCAATATCTTCGCGGATGCACTAGGTCTGAGCGCCTCCCAACTCGATGAGCTGATGCAGAAGGGGGAGGTGCTGGCATCAGAGACGAATCTGGTCGCCTTTGCTGATGAGCTGAACCGACGTTTCGGCCCGCAATTGGCGGACTCTCTGAGGTCGACAACGGCCCTGATGGGGCAGTTCTCGAACGAGATATATCAGGCCCGTCTCCGCGTGGGTGAGGGCGGTTTTATCAAGGCGTTCAACGAGGCCCTGGAAGAGATGATCGGCTATTTCCGAAGCCGGGAAGGCCGAGATTTCTTCCTGTCCCTCGGCTCAGCCCTCGGCAGCGTCACAAGGGCTGTTACTTTCCTCATCAGGAACGTTGAGGCTCTGTTTGAGATCTTCAAACTCCTTGTCGCATTTAAGATTACCCAATGGTTGGTGAAACTGAGTGGGGGAGTGGACGCCTTCAATGCGAAGATCATTAGGGCGCGTGATTCCCTCATTGTATTTGGTTCGTCTCTCAATGCGACAAAGACGGCTGCGGCTGCGCTTCTGGGGTCTGTTCTTACGCTCGGTAGGGCACTGAGTCGTTTGTTCCCTGCGGCCGCCCTCACGGCCCTCGCCTACGGCATCGAATTCGCCATTGGCAAACTTGTTGGTGGTGTGGACGAGGCGACCCGAGCAGTCGATGAGCACAAGCGGCTGATGGAGGAGATTCTGACTGCCTACGACAAGGCGGTCGACAAGTCTCGCGATTGGGTGAAGTCCGTCAAGAATGTCACCCTGATTGACGTCGAGCGAAACTTTGCGGAACAGCTCCGTGCTTTTGAGGAGGCGCGCGACAATCTCCGCAAGAAACTGTCATCCAACGCCCTGGGCGGACTTTCTGGTCTCCTGTTTGACGATGCGGATGTGCGCAAAGTGCGCGCCCTCGTCGATAGTTTCGATTCCAAGAAGATCGACGAGTTCATTCGGAAGGTCCAGCGGCTCAACGCCGAGGTGACGAGCCTCGATGCGAAGAAGATGCTGCAGGAGATCTATGACCTCGCCAAGGCGTACAAGGAGTCGGGTGAGCGTGTCGGCGAGGCAGCGGTTCTGGCCGAGCAGTATGGAAGCAAGCTCGAAGAGGTTGGTCGGGTAATTGATGAGACAGGCAAGACACTCGACGACCTGACACGGGCTGCGCAGGGCAATCGGGAGGGCTTCTCGTCGGCTTCCGGCTCCGTCGAAGTCTATCAGGCTGCCCTTGAGAAGCTGAAAGGNTTCGTCAAGGAGACTGCCGATGAGATGAAGCGGATGAAGGANCTGGCTGAGATCGACGCCGAGTATGTCAAGGCCGTCGAAGCCATCGGTAATCAGCGCGGGTGGCGGGCAAAGCTAGCTGAGTTGGGATCCGCGCGCGCGCGTGCCATAGATGCCGTCAACGCCAGATACTACGAATCAGACTACCGCAAGATGCGCGCCACCCCCCAAGGTGAGCAGATGGAGCGCATCGTCGCCAATGCGGTACGTAT